TCATTATAGATTGCTACATCAACAACCTTCACCTGAGAATTCTTTTCTTTTTTTTCAATATTCTGATAACCGACTTCAGTATAAGAACCCTTAACATTAATCATGTCTTTGGTCAATTTTAACCATTTATCATTTTTGTCGATTATTCCGAGCATGTTTTTATATCGAAGTCGCGCCAATATTATTTCCAACCAAAACGGACAAAACGTGCTTTCTCATTAGCACGGAAAATCTTTGCCCATATGTCGTCACATAAGTCATATCTGTCGGCACGGCGTAATTTATTGACAACTCCCCTTCTCTTTTTGCGCTTATAATACCAGCCGTGCCGCCTTTCCTAGCCGCAATCGCAATCATATCGGCGGCTAGATAGGCAAGAGCCAATCCATAGTCATCGCCAAAATATGATTGCGACACTTGAGGAGTTACGTAACCTATAAAACGATTCACCTGAGCGTCAGACATTGCGACAAATTCAGGTGCTATGTCTCTGAATATCTCAAGCGTTGTCATTTTTTTATTCTTTAATTTTTGTTTTTGGTGCAACTTCTGCGCTACGAAAATCACGTACTTCAATCATTTTGTGTTTTTCGTTGTCAAGATTATACGTCTTTCTAAGAGTTAAATATTGAGTGTCTTTTGGATCGCCATCAATTTGCTTTGTTCTCATTAAGCAAAATTCGTGCGAAGTATCTAACAATCTTTTTATCATCGGATTACTTTTAATCTTGTCCCAAACTTCCCCATTCAAAAGATTTAAACCTTTCTTTAAAATAACAGTTTGAACATTTAAAACATCATCACCAACAACAAACGGTACTGAATAATCACGACCTATATAGTTTTGAATTGCTACTTGAGACATTAGATACCCTCTTTAATATTCATTGAAATTGGTTGACGAATTATCATTCCTGCTGTACGCGCATGACAAAGTATGCTGTATTTCATTCCTTCTAATTGTGGAGGAAACATTTCGAAAGGAATTGGAATTGCAATTGTTGCGTACATAGGATTTTTTTCGTAAGCAATCATTACATCGTTGTTTGGAGTGACAGAACTTGCGCCATTTAACTCCTCTGCGTACTCAACATTTACGCCCGGATTATTTTGCTTGAAATAAGTTAAAACGCTTGTTCCCATGAATGATTCGGCAAACGGTTTTTGTTCGATGTATTTATATTGTTTGATTGGCATTACCAAAGTATCAGCTTTAAATAAACCACCTGAGGCTTCATCAATTTCACGCACAATTGTACACAGATCGCGGTAAATTTGTTGACCTGTTTTGCTAACAAAAGTTGTCGCACTTCCAGTCCCGTCGTTTGGTACTGAGCCGTAAGGAACATCTGGATCGGTTAATGCTCCAACGCGTGAGGTCATAACATCGCCGTTCCAAATAACTTTGTTTATTCTTTGTTCAATTGTTTTACGCGCTGCTGTAGCTTTTGCTTGATCCAGAGGTTGCTGTGGTCTTGCCATAGCAGCCGCTCGTAAATCCTGAATCGTATATGAAAAACTCGCGCCTTCGCCACGGACAGGAACGCTCAATTGTTTTACTAACACATCGGCTTCTGGGAAGTCATCTGTGCCGTAGTTAGCAATTGTGCGAGCTTCGCCCCTGTAGTCCCACACTTGGAAAATAATATTTTCGGCGGCGATATTATACGCGCTAGAAGAAGGAAACAAAATCATGCCCTTCAAAGGCTTGTAAAGTACTTCATAAAACTGGGCTTCTAATTCTGCTAATTGGCGAATAAAAAAACCAGTCGCGTCATCACTAAGCGCGTCATTATAATATGTTCTCATTGTTGCGCGAATCATTTCAGAAACTCCCTGTACGCGCGAATCTTTTTCGTCGGTAAATAGCCCTTTAACGACTGGGGCGTGATTACTCAATTCTGTAAAAGTTGTCATTTTTTAATCCTCAATTACTTTGGTAAGTTAATTTCTACAACAGCCAATTCGCCAGATTTTGCGGCTTTCCTGAAAACTCCAGTAGGCACTAAATCGGCTTTGTCGGTATTTGCGTCTTTCCTAAAAGTCCCGACAATTGCAGGACTTGCGTCTGTGTGGACAAAATATACAGGATCATCAACGCTTACATCTTGAGATACTTTCACCCAAATCGAACCGCGTCGAAGAACCGGCAACGGCATTTTGATCGGATAGCTGCCAGATGAATCGGTTGGGTAACCAGTGATCTGCTGTTCAAGCTGCCAAGTTGCAATCGAAATGCCTCTGAAAACTTGACCCGTAGTGCTAGGAGCTTTAACTTGTCTATCTTTATCTGTCCCAACTACGCAAGCCTGCCCAAATCTTAAAGCCGTCTCAGCGACAAACGCTTCGGTTAAAGCCTCGCGTCTATCATATAATTCGCCAAGTTTTGCGGCGTTGAAATACAGACTAAAATCTGTTTGAATTGTTGCGTTCATTATTTGCCTCCGTTAAGTCTTTTGTTAAATTCGTTCACAACAGAAGTGCTTTTGCTTTCTTCGTCTTTTGTATCGCCAATCGCGATGGTTTTTCTTTGATTAGCAAAATTAGCGTTTCTTTTTGCTTCTATAGTGGCGTCAAAAAGAGCGTCAATATATTCGCCGCTTTGCGTTTTCAAATCTTTTTCTTTATAAAAGGGTTGTAAAGTTTCGCGCTTAATATCGCTATCGTTAAAAGTTTCAACTTTTTTCATTGCCTCATCACCAAAAACGCTTTTAACTGTGTTAAGCAAAGAAACTCGCGCCTTTGCGGCTTCCATTATTTCGCCTTTGATATCTTTTGTTGAAAGATCGTTATTTGCCTTTTCCAAGGCGTCGCATTTTGCAGATTTTTCATCAAGCAAAACTTTTTGTTTAGAAATTTCTTCTTGCAAAGTAGAGACTTCTGTTTTTGTTTTCTCGAGTGCATTGGCAACTTCTGGCGATGCCTGATACTCAATGCCATCGAGCAAAACTGTTTTTAGATTTTCAGACATGTTTATTTGCTCCAGATTGTTAATTAAAATTTGTACGGCATCGCTGCCATCTAACGTTATCGAGGCTATATCGCCCATGCGACCGTTTTGCACAATAGCCACGTGGTTACCACGAATATTTTTCTGAACATGCGTATATGATTGTCCTTCAAATACTCCATTTTCCTCGACCAAATCGGCAGTATATCCAGCGGATAATTGTCTTTTGCCTCCTTTTACTTCTTCAATTGATTGCGAATCTGTAACGAGCATTGTTATCCACATGTTACGATTGTTTTCATTAACGATTGTTTCGCCAAGATGTCCAACTGACAAAGCTTTAGCCGTGCGACTATTAACTAATTTTTGCGGAGGATGTTCGTTTGTGATAGGCAGCATTTTCATTGATGTTATTGTCGCGTCGCTGAAAACTTCAGAAGGCGGTCTAAACTGATTTACAACACGCCCATCGTTAAGTTTGTATTGATAAACTCCTGCGCGCGTAATAATGGCATCAGTTTTCAAAAAACCTTCATCTGTGAAAGTGGTTTTTGAAATTCTAGAAGAATCATGAAAAATTAGATTTTTAAGTGTCGATGCCATAAATTAATCCTTAAATAAATCTTTATGTTTGCAATATATCTTATTTTTTTAACAAAAAGAAACTATTTTTAGCAAAAAATCTTTAAAAAATAAGGCATTTTGCTGGTATTAGTTAATATTGCTTAACGCGATGTTGTAAAGGTTAAAACACGTTTATACCTGTTGACATCGTTTAAAATGTTAAGTAAGATATTTTTTGCGCGTTTGAATTAGATTATCTTTTGATAACCAAAACCTTACGATCAAAGGTTGAAGTTTTTAATAGATACCGAAAGTTAATCGACGAACTGTAGGACGTCCATAAGTGGCTGTAGTTTAGTTAGTTAGAACACCCGTAAGTCGCACGGGAAGCGTGGGCGCACATCCCTCCAACCACGTTAACGCGCATCATATTTAAAACACACACTTAAATTGGAGATAAAAATGCCTAAAAAACCTTTAACTTTTGATAAAAATAAAATCAAAATTTACGTAGATAAAAAAGAAGTGAAATGCTCTCCGGCAAAAAGTTCTTCTATCAAGCAAATTCCTTCAAAAAAACAATCTTCTAATAAAAAAACGCTAGCTGAATTGGCGGAGCGAATTGAAAAAGTTCAGCTTGAATTGTTGGATATTACTTCGAAATACGAAAATCTAAAATTGACAATTAAAGAGCGGCGCGATTTTGATGATTTAATTGATGAATGTTTGGCTGAATATCTAAGCGATAATTTTTTTAAGGAAATTTCTAAAGATTGCGGCTGAAATTTATGATAACTAAAACATTCAACAATCCAAAACGATTAATCCGCTTACACGAAGTAATAAACATCTGCGGATTAAGCCGCTCAACCATTCGCATTCTTGAAATGGATGGAAAATTTCCTCAACATATTAAAATCACCGATAAAGTTATAGGCTGGGATTATGAGGAAGTTTTAGCGTGGTGTGAGCAAAGAAAAATGTCGAGAAAATAATGAGTGCAAGAATGCTTGTTTATATCATATACGATAACAATAGAATATATGGCATTTTTTCTAATAAAGAAAAAGCCTTTGAAATAGCAGAAAAATGTCAATTGTCTATTGCTTGTAGAGAAATTATTAATTAATAAAAGAGGGTTCGGGAAATTATCACGCTGAAGCAAGTTTATATTCAACCGAGGGAATTGTGAAAGATCCGAGTGAACGTATTAGAAAAGCCATAATATGCGCCAGCAATTATGTTAGATCTGTAAATGACAAAATAGATATTATTTCTCTAAATGAAGAAAAATCAATATCGCGAGTTAAAAACAAAATTGATAAGAGAAAATGAAAAAACAACTAAAACTGGAGGAATAATTGTATATGGAGGAATTCAACCGCAGAAGCCGAGAAATGCTTAATAATTATTGGAGCAAAATATTGATCAGTTCAATCAAGAAAAAAGACGCCTCTAATATTAAAAATAATAAATTAAAAACCCCTGTTAAAGTTAAGAAAACAAGACGCGTCGAATACAAAGGAATATCTTTCACTGACAGAGAAATGGATTGTCTAAAACTTCTTCCCGCAAAAAAAAATAAAGCAAAAGAAATTGCCTTGAAACTTAATTTGAAGCAAAAAACCGTCGAGGATTATTTTAGAAAAATTAGAGTCAAGACTGGATATAATAAAAAAATGTTGATCGAATTTATGAAACAAGGAGCGATTACCAAGCGGTCAACGGGGTCAGACTGTAAATCTGGCGGTTAATCCTTCGAAGGTTCGAATCCTTCTCGCTCCACCAGATTATTAAAAATAAAATAGAGAGGTACGTATGAAATTCATTGAAATGGTAAAGGGTTCAAAACCACGGCGAACAAATGAAAAATTAAAAGACGTAATAAGAATTTCTTTTAATAAATTGAACCAAAAAAAATACGGCGACAATAAGTATAACGCAAATATTTATATAGGCACAGATATAACAAAAATACTTGATCTTTCAGTTGGAGAACACATTACTTTTTTTCGCGAAGAATCAAATAGTAGAATTTTATTGATTAAAAAATCTATTGGAAAAGGATATAAACTTATCTACAACAGCGAGAAATATGGCGATCATTCGTTTTTAAAAACACAAATCACATGGAAACTTTTTACACCAACTTATGAAGAACTCGAAAGCGGTGTAAGAATTGTTCCGCACGAAATGTATCTTGACGGACTGATAATTAGATTGTAATAAAAAATAATGAGATGAATATGTTAATATTTATATTTATGAGTTGTTTTATATGCAGCTCAATTGTCACTTATTTAATTATTAAACTCCCAAATTTTATCTGGATAATTAACGGAAATAAGCCAGTTGATGATTCTACTAGTTATTTTATTAGACAATTAACAGAAATTGAAGAATTATTTTTTAATAAAAAACATACTTTACAAAAACAATCACTCGCTAAATAAATCCTCGCTGAACTTCGGAAGGGCAATGCACCTGCAATTTATATCTTCTCCCGGATGTCCTGTATCTTCTGGAGGGTCGTCCCAACTAAATGTTTCGCCATCTTTTTCAGCATGACTTTCGCGCACGCGTTCATCGTGCGCTGTGTTCCAAATGTATTCTTCAATCCCTAAATCAGTTTGACGTAATTCGTTCAATTGTCCGTTTAATTTTGACACCTGATCTCGCCCGATCAAATCTGCCCTGCTTTCAGCAACGTCAAGTCTTTCTTGTATATTTTTTGAAATGCTCTCATGCCGTAATCCTTGCACAAAACCTTGCTGTACTTGATATTGTATTTGCGACAATGCGTTGTCTTGCAAAGACGTTATTAACCCTACATTTGCCTGTACCCATGCGTCGAGATGGTCTTTTAGCCATGGTTCATTTGTAAAAATATTTATGTCAAATATGTGCATTATTTGCTTGCGCCACTCGTTCGACTGAAATTTATTAACCTCTGCGGCGTGAAGTTTTGCAATGTGTTTTTCGTCAACACTATTATCTAGCGACGCTTTTATATTTTTAAAAATTCTATTCATGTCGCTATTTACATCGTCAAGAATAGGCTTGTTTTTATTTTTATTTGCCTCGACAACAAGCGACGGTAATTCTGGCATTAAATATTTATCGATCGCTTTTTTTATTTGAGAGACAACGTGCCGTAAATCTTTTTGATAAGATTTTTCTTGATTTATGGGGTGAAGGGGCTTTAAAGGCTTTTTTAATTTAATCCTTTTGTTCGCCCCCTTGATGTTTTGTATATGTTTTAATTCCATTGTTTACTTACCGAGAGTGTTTGTATTCATGTCTTTACTTATTGAAATTTCCTCGGTCTTTTTGTTTATTTCGTCCTTGGTTTTTTCATCAAAATCTTTCGTCACAGTCTCTTCGCTTTTAATTTGCAATTCAAAATCAAAAACGTCGTCAAGAAAACGCTCCCTTATTTCCTCCGGCGTGACAACACCCCTGTCGATATAAATCGCGTCCGCCTGCGCTTGCTGTAGTTTCATTCCAACCAAATCTTTCTCTTCATATTGCCACAAATTATTGTAAGAAATGCTTATCTCTTCCATGTCGCCTTCAAAATCGCAATCATCACAAAGGCTAATATAATGTATAAGTTTTTTCAAAAGAGGAGTGACGTTTTGAGCTTGGTTTCTTTTTATCGTATCGTACCACATTCTAACATCGCTACTCTCGCCCTGATTAAGTCCGCCGCGTTGCTCGCCAAATAAAACAGAATAAGGAATGCCGCACGTAGCGCACAATTTTCGTTCAAGTTTTGTTAATAGGTCAGCGATTTGGCTGATGTTTGTCATTACCTTTTCAAATTTTTCACCGTCGGCGTCCATTATTACGGCGTTAATAACAGATTTAGCGTAAAGCACAACGTCCATTCTTTTTTTAATTTCTTCCACTCCTTTGTCTGTCGATAGTTTCATCGCCAAATCTTTAATTCCAAAAACCGTAACGACCATTTCGTGCACGGCTTCCACGGCGTAAGTATACGATTGTTCCAGATTGATAATGTCCCACATATAGGATTGAGTAATCGGAGCCATCCACCCCCTGTTTAAACTTTTCAAAAACTGAGTAACAGGAGCTCCATCCATCTTTAAGACGCGCGTTTCGTGAACTTTGAACATCAAATTTTTGCTTGGTACACCGTAAAATATCGGGCGTATAGTAAACCATTCCGGTTCATTAAATTTTGGATCTGCCGGATCGGAATAATAATCTGTCGGATAGAGATATATTTGCCCTAAATCAACTACCCAAAGTTTTTCTATTTTTCTAATGTTGTTCAAGTCTACTTCTTCAATTAAAGATCTTCCGTCGTCAATCAACATAATAATTAGCGAGCCGCCGAATAAAGACGACCATCTGATTAAATCAGCATATTGTTTTTGTGCGCTAAGTTTTTCTAAATATTTTTTAAGATGTTCCTCTTCGTCGTCTCCCTCTAAATTAATCCATTCGCGCGTCATTTCGTCTGCCTGCGTGTCAATAATTTTTCGCATTATTCCGTTGCCGGCATAAAAATACTCTAGGTCTCGCGGCGTGTAAATTCTTGGAGCTTGAAAACTTGTTGCCGGGGTTTTGGCAACACCTTGAACACCCATTGACGAAATCAAATTATACATACTATCGCCAAACACAGCTTTATTATTTGTGGCATTTTCTCCGGCAGGATAGTCAACAAGATACGATCCTGTTTCATAAGATTTTGCAAGAGCATTTCTTTTTTCGTCTTCTGTCAACGAATCGTCAATTATGATTGCATTAGATGATTTTGTTTTGTTTGGTTTTCTTTTAATGCTAGTTTTGCTTTTGTTATTTGAAAATAATTTTTTGAATTTTTTAAAAAATTGCTGTGGCATAAATTCTCCTAGTTGCAGAGACTGCTATAATAATTTTGAAATCTGTTTTGAATAAAATTTAACGCTTGCGACGTACTGTCCACTTGGTCGTTGTTAGTTCCGGTCGGAAACGATATCATTTCTTGAATATAATCATACAACCAAGACGCGTTTTTTGGAAAGAATATCTTTTTGTTGGCAAATAGCGGTGTACACGCTTCTAACCTGATTTGTTTGTCGCCATGTGGATCGATTGGTTTTATTGGCAACATTGTCGTAGACGTCAATTCTTGGATAAGGGCACACCCATTGACAGTATCTTCTATGAGCAAATATGATGGGCTGTATTGATCATTTTTTCGCAAAGCCATTTCTTTAAGTTCAAGATATCCGCATTTTCCGCGCCAACAATCCAACATAAATATTTTGTCGTCTCTAACTCCCCACGTTGTTATTGCCGTGTAGCTTCCTTTTTTGTTTGTACTTGGCTTTTGATTAGTATCAATTGATTCAACAACATAGTCCAATCGCGGAAGAGTATCATAATATTGATCTTGAAAATATTCCTCTTTGATTATATTTCCGCCGTCTATTGAGGGGTTTTGTTGAAATAGAGCTGCAAATTTTGCCGGATTGTCGTGTCTTTCCTTGAGTAATTTTTCCAAGGTTTTTCTATCTTCACAAAGAGGCTCTCCGGGGGCGCGTCCAATTAAGTCGTTTTCCTCTGCGATTGCTGGAAGACTGATAATGTCCCACGCTTCGCGCCCATCTCTTTTTAGTAACCGACCAACCAAATCGTCATGATGCCAGCGTGTTAAAATTATGATAAAAGATGTATTTTTTTGTTCGCGGCTTTCTATCGAATATTCAAACTCGTCCCAGACTTTATCGCGCATAACAATGCTTCTTGCGTCTGTAATGTTTTTGATCGGATCGTCTATTATTGTCAAATCTGAAGATGTGCCCGTAATACCTGATTGAAAACCAAATGATTTGAGAAAACCGCCGCGCCCAGTATTCCATTCGTTTGCATGATTCATATCGCCAAATACAAAATTTCTGCGCTGAAGCAAACGTTTTGAAGCCATTGAAAATTTACACGCATACTCTCGATTGTACGCGCCAACTATTATTCTTTTTTCGGGAAATTTTTCTAAAAAATATGCTGGAAAATGAATTGTTGTATGTAAAGATTTCCCGTGCTGCGGCGGCATTAGAATAATTATTCGCTTCTGTTTTCCGTCAACTATTTCTTGCAAATGTTTTTGAATCAAAAGCAAATGTTGATAATCCCATTCATATTCGGGCGAAGTTTCTTTTAACCACTCGTTAAACGGCTGAACGACCCCTAGCTTCTGCTCCTTTTCTTTTTTTCGCCTCCTTTTTTCTAGTTCTATTTTAGCCCTTGTTGCTAGAGATAGCTGCAAGTTGGTTGAGCTGTTCATCTGATAGTTTGCTAACATCGTCTATCTCCACATACTGCTTTTCAATATAGCCGCGTTCCTTTCCTAAACATTTCAGTTTAAAAATTGTCGCGGCAGTATTGCCGTCCTGAATTTGTTTGTGCAGGCTACTTTCGGTAAAGTCTAAAATTTTCTCGCTAATTGATCTAAACTCTTCTTCGTATTTCGGACAATTATGCCTCCAGTGATAATGTATTCCTCTCGAAATTCCCGTTTTTAACGTTGCGTCACTAACGTTTCCAAGATTTTTGTCCAGCGCAGCAAGAAAAATTTTTTGTTTTTTTGTTAATTTTTTCCTTTTAGTTGTTAAATTTTGTTCAATAATTTCTTCATTCA